AATGGGAATAGAGTCTGTTAATGTTTTCTCATAATGCCACTCCCGCTCTGTTTTAGTCCAACCGTCATCAGCAATCCCGACACTATCTGTTAGGGTCTTATATATATATGTACGCCACGTAGACTCTGTTTTAGTTGGGATATCTGAAATAGATATGGAATCTGCTAAGGTCTTATATATATATGTACGCCACGTAGACTCTGTCTTAGTTGGTACATCTGAAATAGATATGGAATCTGCTATGGTTTTGGTTAGGACAATCCCTGTTATAGATATTGAGGAGTTACTCCTATCCTTAACACTACTGTCTAAGTATTTGCGTACCCAAATATAGATACTTGTACTGCTCAGGGTTGCTGGGATATCCCAACTGAATGAGCCCCCCGAAAGATTTATCCCAATATTATTGGAAGTAGAGAAGGTTGTGTTCGTTGTCCAATAGAGGTCTACATTTGAAGTGAAATTTGTTTTAGCCCAAGAAATCGTCATGCTCACGTTGTGAGCGTATGATCCTGAATTTGGCGATGAGAGGGTAACCGACTGCGGGTCTTGGATCGTAAATTGACCACTGCTACCCGATACGGGAATTGCCATTAAGGATCACCTTCAGTGTAGGATGTGGATACGGTAATCATATAATCAGAGCCTGAAGTAAAGTTCTGCTCTATATCCCAACTATAGGAGCTGGTATTGCTATTTAAGTTCATAGCTATTGTCTCTTGGAATGCATTATTTTTATAAAGGTCTATAGATATTGACCCCCATATACCGCTAAGTGGACTTCGAGTCCAGCTTATTGTGTGAGATTCACCTGTATCCCAAATAGCTCCAGTGGATGGGCTGGTTACTGTGATAGATGCCATGCATCATCCTACCGTTATAGTCCATGTCACGTCTATAATATCATTGGTCGCTGGTTGGAATTTATCAGAAGAACTCAATGTTTTCTCAGCAAAGGGAGTTTCAAAATTACCAGTACCATCATTCTGCATATCTGCAAGGTAGTCTATGCCTAAATAAAAATCGGTTATATAATTTGAGCCAGTCATAGTTGACTCTGTCCAAGTACGGCGTGCTTTCCACCTCGCCTGATTAGTTGCAGGTTGTGGTTCAGTTGTGGTGGAATTACACAGAGCCCCATAACCTATAACCGTATCGTTGGCTCCTTGATATTGGCTGACTTGGATTGGACTTGAATCAAAGAATATACCATCCTTGCCGTCTTGACTTGGGGTTCCATTCGCAGAAGTAAAATTCTGATCAAGGAATATCCCAGCGTTGCCACTGGACGACACGAGATGGTTAGCCAAAAGTTTTTTTAATCCTACGTTTGATGCGTCGATAGTATTCTGTGAGCGTACTTCTTTTATTAGTTTATTATCACGGTATAATGATAATTCAAATATTCCAATCATGATATTGTTACCTTCCATACTATGTCCATTTGATCTCCATCCCCAAGCGCAACATTACTCCAATTTGATCCAGTGGCATAGATTGTGTTAAATGCCCCAGTGCTACCACTTGCATTTCTTCCTAAAAATATCGCAGTTACCGTATATGACTGGGTTACTCTTATCGTACCCCGCCACTCACAGTAGTAACCACTGCTACCATTACTGGTTGCGTTGGTTTCGACTGAACTATCCATACCGTAATAACCGCTAAGTCCACTTAGGGACATACTGATTCCGGCAGTACCAGCCCCCATGCCTGTTAGGGAGCTTGAATTGCTTCCTTGTCCGCTTCCATCATTGCCGTGAAAGTTTGACCCACAGCTAAAGTTTGCGTCGGCAGAATTTAAAGCGTCTGTAATTGTGTCCTTTAGATTCTGATGTATTGCGTTAGGCTGTTTAAACGACTCTAAGTCGCCGTTTGCCCTCGTGATGGTACACGACCACTGCCCATTAATTCCAATATTTTCTATCATACTTAACTTTCATTATGTGTTATATATACATTGAGGTTTGCGTCAATTGACATTTTATCAACTGACTTTGCGGAGGCGAAGGTTATCTTATTCCAAGACTCTTCACCTGACAATATCCTTTGATAGTCAAGCGCATAAATATTCTCCCCGTCACTCCCAAACCTGAACAAGACCCTGTTTCTCAATGGGTCGTACACACCTATCGTGCTGGACAAATCTGTGGCACCTTGGTACGTGTCTTTTATCGCTGTAGACACAGGAATTGCCGGCCTACCGGCTCCTGTCATATATATATTATCATTCCCAGCAAAAAAGATAACCTGACCTGCCTCCACTATTGAGTTTGCCGATACACACCCAACATTAGCCTCGCTCTCCCTTAAGGAGAATGAGGATGGGTTCGATGAGGGGGCATATATCTGATGTACCCCTCTCTCCATAAAAACAATTATATTATCGTTCAATGTTCGCATAGCTACTATGTCGCCACCCTGCGTGTCCTTGATCTGTATATAATTGGAGATGGGCAATATGTCGGGCTGATTAATGGGGCTAAAAATTATAAAGTCACTATGATCCTCAGCCTCGTCATCAGGATCAAGCCTTACGTTCCCAGCAAAAAAGCGCCCATTGGAAAAAGTCCCTGACGTATAATTCACCTTATTTTTGGTGGTACTAAGCCTGTGGGTTCGATCGTTAGTCCCGTTTGTATCCATTATATGAAGTTTTATCTCGTTATTTGAAAGGTACTCATAGTAATACCCATTCGATAGTGTACCTATAGTCTGACCTGTCCCTAGTGTTGTGGAATCGGCGTTTATCTTTATTACCCTTTTGATACTTTCAAGGATTGTCAGTCTCTGTGAACCAACCTGAACGACCCAATCATTTTTCTCTCCAATTGAAAAATCCCAATAACCGCTTGATCTCCCATCATAAATAACATCTCTTCCACCATAACCGTTTGCAATATTACCATTAGTGTTTTGCGGTGACGATTCACCTTGTTCATCATATGTAACGGTTAATGTGATAGTTTCATTCCACCAATCTTGATCACTTGGAAGGTCTGTATTTAAAGTAATTAAGTTATCTGTATATGATGCAGTTGTTCCACTGTTCTCATCATTTTTTATGATATAAGTGGTAGAACCTGCAACTAATTTTATCTCATAATTTGGAGAAGAACTTGCTCCTTCAGCTATTGAAGTAAGACTGTCTATAACAGTAGTTACACCTCCATTTGGAAAATATACAGCCCTACCCATATTTGCCGAATCGTGCCCCGTATCAATGTCGTCTGAAGTGTCCTTTGTGGCGAGGTTTATTGATTTAATCAGGCGATATACCGGCTGAATACTGTCATCTTCACTAAAGTGCCGATAAACATTTGCCCCCGTAATTCTAGGGTTATAGTCGTCCTCATCAATCTTAAGAGTGAAGTGAGTCCCCTTATCATCTTCTGATAGTTCGTTTTTTATAAACTGATCTTCAAATTGTACCTCCTGCACACCATCAAATACCGGAACGACCTTATAATAGTATGTACCTAACGCCATCTTTCCCGTGACCGTTTCTACGTGCTCCAACTCCCATGTTGTTGGGTAGGTGGGGCTGGCATCATCATACTTTAAATCGTCATAACTCCACCCTTGAGTGTTATTATGGAAGAAAAATTTTCTATCAATATATTGCAGAAAGCCAACGTCTTCCCCCTTGCCATTGGCAAATCTTAGGCTGTTAGCCATAGGGATGATTTGAATATCGGAAGGTGATGAGGATAGTGTGGCGAGTGCAGTCTTAGTGCCGAATGATCCGTTATTATTAACAGCGAAGGTAACAATTTGATCGTTCTGTGTTTCGTAGCTGACCCATATTGCGTTGTTCGTTAAGTTGGGGTCAGACCAGTAAAATAGTTGAGAGAGGTGTGAGCCTGTGAGAGTTCCCTTGCTCTCCAAACCTTTCCTTTTAACAAGTTTCCCTTTTACATCAACATCAAAGTTTTCAGTGTCCGAGCTGGCTGTTTTAGGAATATCTTCAGGATCAACATTGGTTATTAAACCGCCATCAAATATTGGAATTTCTACGATCATAATGCATCATGAACTTGCTGGGCGCCATAGCGCTGTCTGTTTTGGAATTGACCCTTTACTAACTGCTTATTAGTCGCATATCTAGACATATGTCTATCGGATATATCATACCTGCCCTCATCTTCATAGAGCATAGCTTTTATATAATCAATTAAGAAGGGGTGGTATGCCTGTAGAATTGCTGGTTTATCCCCAGCGCTTGAGTGTGAATAGGCAAGGCCGTCCGTTGTGGCTCGGGCACCCAGACCTATTTGATCCCAATTTGAAAGTAAAGAGCTCCAAGAGCTTTCCTCAATTAGATTCATCGCCTGCTCTTCGTCTAGCTGAA